ACCAAACGGACATCCTATTACAATGGGCACTACTTTCCCAACTAGTGCACTAGAAGGTGACTATATACTACGTCTAGACTTTTTACCAAACAGACTGTTTAGATACAGTGGTACACGCTGGGTCAAGGTAGAGGATGATGTACGTAGCAAGCTAACACCAGGCACAGGTAATACTCTACGTGACGGATTTATTAACAATAGTAATACAACCACAAGAGACGATAATACTACAATGGATCAACGACAGGCGTTAAGTAGTGCACTAGAGGCTAAGGAAGATTAATGGCACAAACATTTTTCTATGATGAACAAGTAAGACGCTTTCTATTACAGTTTATACGTGCTTTCTCTAACTTCCAAGTTGAGTATGGCAAAGACAGAGATGGTAATACAACTCTTGTAACTGTACCCGTTAAATATGGCGATGCAACACGTATGGTCTCGAGTTTAATTAGAGAGAATAGCGAAAACAAAATTGTTCCTACTCCAATGATTAGTTGCTATGTGACAGCAATGGAGTATCAACCAGAGCGTAGACAAGAGCCTACATTTGTTGATAAACGTCATATTCGTATGAGAAAGTTTGATGAGGATAGCGGTTCATATCTTACTACACAAGGAAATGCTTATACAGTTGAACGACTAATGCCTGTACCATACCAACTTACAATGAATGTTGATATTTGGACAAGTAATACAACGCAGAAATTACAATTACTAGAACAGATACTTGTGCTGTTTAACCCCGCACTTGAAATACAAAGCACAGACAACTATCTAGATTGGACCAGTCTAAGTTATATCGAACTGCTACAAACACAATGGAGTAACCGAGCAGTGCCTGTTGGTGTAGATGAGCAGATTGATATTGCTACATTAACTTTTGCTGTTCCTATTTGGTTAACAGCGCCTGCTAGAGTTAAGAAGCTAGGCGTTGTACAAAAGATCGTTGCAAGCATCTATGATGAAAGCGGCAGTATCAGCGATGGTGTTATTGATAGAGATATACTGCTTGGCGAGCGTATGAAGTTTACTCCTATGAACTTTGGAATACTATTACTCGGCAATCAGGTGAGTATCTTGCACAGAGAAGAAACAGTTACAAATAAAGTAGATTACGATCCTCTAAACGATCCGCCTACTAAAATACCTGCTGATGCAGAAGAGACTAGTTGGCGTGCACTTATAAATCAGTATGGTGAGCTACAAGCAGGTATCAGTCAAATACGCTTAGAAGTAGGCACAGGCGAAGTTATAGGTTCAGTTGCATATCATCCAACTGACGACTACAAACTATTGTTTACTATTAATGAGGATACAAAACCTACTAATAGTATTGATGCTGTTACAAAGATTATTAATCCACTTGACAAAGCACCTGGTGCAGGATTAGTAGCAGCGGCAGCTGGTCAAAGATATTTGATTCTAAATGCGATAGGTAGTAGTGAAAACACAGATGGACCAACTGCTTGGGCAGGTAGTAGCGACACTGACCTTATTGCAGGCGCTAACGATATTATCGAATACGATGGCACAAAATGGGAAGTAAAATTTGACAGTAGTGCCGAATCGGGTGTACAATATATGACAAATACGCATACTGGCATTCAATACAAGTGGACAGGCACTACCTGGGTCAAGAGTTATGAAGGCGAGTATAGAGCAGGAGACTGGTCTCTAGTCATATGAACCTTAGCATAGGTACTATCTTCTTCAGCACTAGCACTAAACGATATCTGTTTTTGTTACGTAACAAAGATAGCCACGGTGACACGTGGGCTTTTGTAGGTGGGAAAGTTGAACGTGGAGAAAGCCCTATTGAGGGGTTAGCCAGAGAAATTGAAGAAGAAGTAGGCTTCTTACCTAACATAACAAAAAACATTCCTATTGAAAAGTTCACAAATAAAAATAAACAGTTCGAGTATCATACTTTCATAAGTGTGGTAGGGGAAGAGTTTATACCTAAACTTAATAAAGAACACAAAGGATATGCTTGGGTATCCATCGAAGGTTGGCCCAAGCCGTTACATCCTGGTGTGTTTAGCACTTTTAAAATTGAAGAAATTATGGGTAAGATTAAAACTGTAAGTGAGCTATTTGTGGACAGCGCCTAATTGTGCTAGATTAACAAACTGTAACATACCTATAGTTTTAACGTTGGGACACCAGTTCCATTCGTCTATTACATGTTCAGAATAGTTTGCACGTTCGGGCTGCACATGGTAAAACTCTACATCCTCATAAGTTTCAAATATAGATCTTAACTGGTTTACCAATGGCGGATTTATAGCTTCAGGGCTACTTATAGGTTTATAACTTTTTGTCATTTTAGGATACAAATGCTTTGTTGCTTCATTATAAAAATCAAACCCAATCATAAACACACGCTTATGTCCATCGGCACATGCTAAACGTACTGCGGCAGGTCCAGCATACATTTGTTGCCAGTGTGGATATAGATGAAACAGTCCTGGATGTTTAACAATGCACTTTCGAGTACTATAAACAATATTTTCTTCACAATAGTCAGTTTTACTGATAGCAGTACAAATTTCTTCATTGGCACAAATAAGAAAAGTAGGAGTAAAGTCTTTGAATAGCATATTGCATCCATAACTTTGCCCAACACTCCTAATACCAACTGCACCTCCATGCTGACCATTGAAAAGCTCGAGATTGTACTTTAATCTGCTAGGGCCATTACCTATTACGAATGCGGTGCATGAATGATCTTCATTAATAATAGTTTTGGGTATCCAAACACTATTTTCTTCTTTATTAGCATCACGCCAGTGCAGTGTATCTACTACACGCTCGCCTTCATAATCAGAAGTGTAAAATTTAAATAGTGACATTAAATTACGCCAACTACAACTTCTATTAATTCTTCTTCAGTTGTTTTTTTATTGGCTAGTGCTTTACCAATTACGCTACCGTAGCGTGGATCACCTTCTTCGCGCCAGGCTTCTGCACAGCCTGGTAAACTACTAGTAATCATCAGATCGCCCTTACGAACTTCGCCAATAACTCTTACTGGAACACGGCCTTGAAGTGCAATATAAGGAGCATATTCAACAGTTTCTACTAAATCACAGTTCATCATATAAGCTGGTTTTTCACTAACTACACCCGCCTTACGTCTGTCCATTTTGCTAGTAGATTGTGTAACTTCCTTTTCTCCACCAAATATCATAACAGTGCCCGCGGGATATTCAGCATCTGCTTCATATCGTTCTGCTAAGTCAGCGTATTGCGCTGATGTTGCTACACCATCAAATGTTGTTGCGGTTACTGTGCCGTTAACTTCAAGAGCTGTTGATGGGCTGGTAGTACCAATACCAACGTCGCCGGAAAAATAGTTTTTCTCTTCGCCAGAAATATATATGCCCCACTGGGTGCCGCTGGCATAAGTGCCTTGGTATTCGCCACGGAAGAGAATACCATTTGAAATTGTGCCGCCGTCTCGGTCGATTACTGCTTTAACACAATAAGCATTTGTTATCGTACCAGCATCGATTTCAACTTCTGCATATACGCCATGAGCGTTATTTAGGGTCGAGGTATCTGCTGATTCTTTCAGGTATTTGTTAAAACTCCCGTAACCATTTAAAAGACCGCTGACCGTAGTTCCAGATAGGGCGTAATTGTAAGACCCATATGCGTTGGTGACAGTAGCAGTGCCATCCGCTTCAACGACGTTATATGCACCACGCATATCCGAAATGGTTCCAGTGCTGTGGGTCGTTCGTAAGCTGCTATAAGTACCATAAATGACATCGCTATCTGCGGTTACGTCGATGTCATTCCAAATTCCATAAATTCTATGTTCGTCGCTGGTGTCGCCACCAGAAGCAGACGAGTCGATGTCGAGGCGCAAGCCAACGTGTGTACGGTCTGCTGTAGTTGCGTCAGACCCAGAAAGATTGTAGTCGATAAGGTTAGCGTAAAAAGTTTGATCAGCTACAGTATCATTGACAGTAGTTTCTATACCTCTGGTGTTGTTTGACGCGACTATATCCAATGCCGCAGAAAGTGTATCAGTACCAATACCGACTCTGCCGCTGCTGTCGATGCGCATGGCAAGAGAGTTATTAGGCTGGAAGTCAATAACTCCATCTGTCCCAGATTCGGTGCGGAAGTTAAAGTCAGGGCTACCAGCAGAATACCACTCAATAGCTGCTTTGGCTACACCGTCCTGACGGAACTCAAGAACCGCCTCACCCGTGTCTGCTGCGTCTATAATTACAACAGCATCAGCGTCACCAGTCCCCGTTGATTTTACTTCAATGGCTACATCACTAGAATTTTCAACGGATAGCTTCTCACTAGGTGAACTCGTCCCAATACCGACATTGCCGCTGCTGTCGATACGCATACGCTCACTGCCATTGACATAGAACTGCAACGGATAATTTTCACGCATGTTCAGCCCACCAGCGGTATCGTTGATGAACATCTGCATACCGTCATTAAACGCAGTACCGGCTGTGCTATTGGTTACTTGTAGCGCCACAGTGCCACTCGCACTGCCGCCTACTGTTAAGTTTTGGTTGGGCGAAGTAGTTCCAATACCAACTCTATTATTTGCGGCATCGACAAAAAGTGTGTTTGTATCAAAAGTAGCATTTCCAGTAAATGTAGGAACGTCTAGTGTTTTATTTGTTAATGTTTGTGTACCTGTTGTTGTTACTACGCCACTACCTATTGTAACATCAGTTTGATCATTGCCTGCATCATCTGTAGCAACAAGATATGTACCATCAAAGTTTAGATTTGCTCTGTCAGTTAAACTACTGCCAGCGTTTTGTATAGTATGTCCGCTTCCGCCGCCGCCGGTCTGATCAACAAAACTAAGTGTGCCAC